TGAACGATTGTGTAAGCATCGCCCCAAGCGTTGGTTTGACCAGCTGGGAATGCTGCTTCACGTCCGAGTCCAACAACTTTAACTTGACCTTGAGCGCCAGCAGCAACAGGAGAAGCTGCGAGTGCTGCTTGGCTAAAGCCTGCACCACCGTTACCGATAGAGTAACCTACGGTTGGGTTGTTAGTTGCGTCAAAGTTGTACTCAAGTCCGATAGCTGAAGTAGCTACAGAACCGTTTACTTGTGCTTCGTAAACCAATGCTGGATCACTGAATACCCAGAAAATGATTTGCGTAGAAGCATCTAAAGTTGTTTTGGAAGCCCATTTAGCTACAGAACGGCGACCTTGTGAGTCTGTGAATTCAACACCGTCGAATACACCGAACATGCGGCTAGTAGCTGCCAAAGTAGCAGCAGGAACTAATTGACCAGATGAGTTAATACCCACTGGTTGATACTGGTAGAAAGCCTGGCCAGAGGTGAGTCCATAAGGTGCGTTGTATGTGTTGTCAGTAGCAGCTTGGAAGCTGTTTGTGCCAACGAATGCAGTCGCACGGTCAAGACCACTTGGGTGGTAAGCCGGCTTCAGACCAAAGGGTTGGTATGTCGTAGACATTAATGTTTCCTTTGTTTTTGAAGAATGTTATTGAAAACGAATATTACTATTCGCCTTAGCGGTTTCCTTTTCCATTTCCAAAATACCACCTTCAAGAATAGATCTGCCACCCTTACCTTCTTGTGCGGTTGAACGCACTTGAGCGGTAATATTTTTCTGATGCTCGAGAGGATCCTCGAGATGCAGCATGCGCATAACTTCTTGATAGATTTCTTCTGGTAACTTGAAGAGAACCATTTCGTTACAACTAACACAGCCTTCAAACTTGCCCGAGCTCATCTTGCCTAAGTTCTCAAAGCCTTTACCTAAATCCGAGGCTTTCACTGGCTCATATCCCAATGCTAATCGTTTGTCGATACTGTCATAATTATTTGTGGTGGATAGCCAACACAGGTGAAACCCGGGAATGACCCCGTTTGGTAGGTCCGGCAATGCCGAATTCTGCCACTTATCACGGAACGCAGCTACACGCTCCTTTTTGGATAATGCTGTTGGATCTTCATTAGAGATCCGCTCTTTCGTTTCTTCGACTCGGTCTAACAGACGGTCTTCTAAGTCACGTTTGATTCTTGGATTTGTTGCCATTTTAATTAACCTTTATTTTGACGATCATACTGCGCGTATGCGCGGATCATTTTGTTTCTACGTTCTGTATCATCCCATGCACCAGCATCTTTAATTGCTTGGACACGTTCACGGCTTAATGTGATGGTGCCAGGCTTTTGTGCTGTGGTACTTGCTGATCTGCTTGAGGCTGTTGGCCCTGCTGATCGCTTGCCTTCTTTGCTACCTTTACTGGTGTAGCGGTGTGGAAGGCGGGATTGCAAACGATTGTCTAACTCTTCCCAATACTCAGGATCTGCTGGATCCCAACCATCGGTAACGAGCTCTTGGTCAATTACTTTGGCAATCTTACTGTCAATATCGCGCGCTTGTGGATCGTACCAAGAATTCTTCTTTAGCCATTTTGTAGCGTTAGCTTGAACTTCGGTAGTGATCGGGTTAGGCACATTTTGCTTAGGTGCCTGCGCGTTATCAATTTGTTGTTTCTTATAATGCTGAGCTTCTTTTAGTCGCTGTTTAGCTTCTGTAAGCTGCTCCAAATATTCCATTTGATTTACTGCATCGCCGGACTGAGCTGCTTGCATCATTTTCATCTTAGCGTATTCAACGCGGGTGGCTTCGTCTTCGATAGCCTTGTCCAGTTGTGCAAACTGGTAAGATGATGCTGTACTTTCAACTTTTGCCAAGCGTTCTGCAAGTTCCGCATTGCGGCGCTCAAGTGCAGTAATCTTGTTTTTAGCAGAGAGATCGCGCTGTTTCTTTAACTCTTTTTTGAGTCTGCGCTCTTCACGACGGGCTTCACGGATTGCTTCACGCTCTTCGTCAGTCTTGCCTTCTTCTTCATCATCGTTATCGTCGCCACCTTCGTGGTCGTCGTCATCGTGCTCTTCGTGCTCTTCTTTTTTATGTACTTTTTCTTCTTCGTGATCTTCGACTTCGTCTGGGATCTCTACTTTGGCTAGTACCGAGCCATCTTCCCGTTCCTTGATGGGAACATCTTTTTCATTATCTGCCATACATACTTTCTACAAAGTTATTAATCTACAAACGCTTTCATTTTTTGGGCTGCTTCAAATGATTTGATCTTTGAGATCACTTCACGCGCCTGGAGTGTAATAAACACCACTGGAGCGCCATCATCGTTTACATCCACAACAAAACGATCGCCGCCGTACTTGATTGTGCGAACTAAATCGCCAACTTGGCACCAAGGGCCTTCTGGCCATGGAGTTAGGTCGTCTGGGCTCTTATATGCTAAGGGTCCAATACCACGTACTTTAGCTACTGTCTCGTTAAACTTGAGAGTTTGTCTGGTTTCTTCCACAAGGAAGATACCGCCTTTACTTGTGAGCTTTTCACGGCGCAACTGCACCAGTACTCGATCTCCAAGAATTTCTACACCAGGATCTACATCGGGAAAACACTCTAATTCTGTTCGTGTATCCGGTTCGTCCTTTACATTAAAATCAATCGACATACGCCGACTCTCCTTGCGCTCTACAGCGCTTTAATTCACGTATCTATTAGATTTCTCTAAATTCTCTTTTTCAGAAAGAATTTGAAGGTTCCAGGGCACGTGTAATCCTGAAACACTTTCACCTTGTAGTGGCACCACATGATCGACATGCTGTTTCCAAGGGAAAATTTTCTCTAGTTCTTGAGCCATTTTGTAAAACTCAGCAATTTGCTTGAAATGTTCTTCAAGTAACCACGGAGGAGTTCTATTTATTTTTATGGCTCGTCTTTTACCATTAGTTGCGTTTACAGTTGATCTATTGTTTCTTTTATATTTGGCAACAATTTTGTTTCTGCAAACTTTACAAAGGCCGTTTGACGTCACTCTATCTGAAAAATGGCCTTTTTTACAAGGTTTTCCAGTGTTGTATGTAATTAGATTAAGAAGTTGTGCTTCTTTTCTTTTCATTCGTCATCGTCTTCCGATAATATAGCTTCTATAATCGAAAGTGATTCATTAAATCCCTCACGTTTTCCAACTAATTTTTGGTAGGCATCAAAACTATGCACATTTATTCCGGAAGCAATTGCTTCTGTCATTTCTTTTTCTGCATTCTTAATTCTTTTCAGAATTTCGCTTAATATGTCTACCATATACTTACTAATGCAAAAAAAGGCGAAAATCCGCCCCAAAAATTAATAAAAGTTACCGCCGCCGATATCGTTGAGGTTTTTATCTGGTCCAACTTTGCTTGACTTAGCCATTTTGTTCTGGTTTAGTACTGCATTGTTTGAACGCTTGGAACCTGAGTTACCTTTGTCGATAGTTGTCTCACCAGGGCCGCCGCCGGAGCTTTGTTTACCCATTTGTTTGTAAGTTTGGCGAAAGCCTAATTCGTCTGCCATGATTATTGCCCTTCAGTAGGTTGTGGTTGTGCTGCTTGTTGTTCTTGTTGTTGCTGTAATGCCTGTTGATGTTGCTGATCTGCCTGCATTAACTGTTGTTGGTGTTGCTGATCGTTTTGTTGCAAGGTTTGTTGATGAGCTTGCTGTTGTGCCACCAAATCTTGCTGAGCTTTTTGGGCTTCAATTTGGTTTTGAACCTGTTGAGCCTGTTGTTCAAACTGTTGTTGCTGTACAGCCAAGCCATGTTGGCGAATATCGGCGTTAGCTGCGTTGATTGCCTCCAAAGCTGACTGATTTTGCTCAGCATCAAGGGCAATTTGCTGTTGACTCATCTGCGCTTGCGCACCAATCATAGCAATACGCTCTTTTGCAGCGTTATTGATGTTAGCCATTGCAATATCAGTAGCATTTTTCTGGCTATCAATCTGACTTTGAGTCTGATATTTAGCTTGGAGCTCTTGAACCTTCTGTTGCAGCTCAGCAATCTTAACTTGGTAGTCTTGTTCTTGCTTTTTAGAGTCAAGTTGCATGCTGGCTTGAGCTTCAGCTTGCTTACGCTTGGTTTCTGCCATCTGAGTCTGCATAATTACCGCTGCAGTTGGGTCAGACATCATTGCAGATTGCTGTTGTTGCTGTTGTGCTTGAGCAACTTTCTGTGCTAGAGCTTGAATTTGCTGTACATACGGTGCCAAATTGGTTTTAGCGTCGTTATCAACCATGCGTGATGCCAATGCAATCGCTTTTTGTGCGTCTGCATCGAGCGGCTTCTCTTTATGGAGTTCAAATTCGTCTTTGCCGCTGCCAGCTTTAGCAACATAGCCGCGCATTTCTTGCAAATAGTGCAAAGTTAAATGTTGTTTAATATGTTCCAGTGCATGAGGAGCAAAAACAGGGCCGATAACTGGATTACCACCATAAGCAGGATTGTTCGCATACTCTAAATGGACTTGAATGTGGGCTAAATGGTCTTGATCTGGGAAAGCAGCTGCTGGTTGACCCATAGTCATAGAAACGTTTTCTAACGCTGGGTTAGATTCTACAATACCAACTGGGTTTGGAAGCACTTCTGCAATTGCTGGAATCTTTAACTGGTCTAAAACGCGCTGGTAAACAGAGCGTAGGTTAAACATACCAGGGGGCGCAGTAGAAGCCATCTGTAAAAGGGCTTGGTTTTGCGCAAGTCTTTGGGACTCAGAGAAAATATTAGGGTCAGAAACTGGACGAACGTCTGAGTTGTACGCAAAATCACGTACTTCAATTTCTTCGCCGGACTGATTATCCATTTCATCCAGGTACCAATGGTTGATACGTGAGATGATTTGTAATGATTTAGCTTGTGAACGGTGTAAACGTGCATGAATGCTGGAGAAAACCTT